GCTGGCGATTTTGATGACAGTGACAGAGGTGCTTCACCAATTTCAAATGGTACAGCAGATGCTGATATTATCTTTACACCACTACAAGCGGGTGTAGGCGGACCATTTGATGAAATTACACATGCAAGTGAAAAAACTACAAGTGTAATCAATGTAACAGTTGATAGAACTGCAAGTGGTACAGAGATTGATTTCCAAATTGAAAATGATACTATTGTAAACGCAGATGTGAACAGTTCAGCAGCTATAGCTCAAAGCAAATTAGCAATGAATACAGCAGGCACAAGAGCTAATGCTACAGGCATTGCTCAAAGTGATCTTGGACTTGCAACATTTAAAAACACAGAATTTACACACACAAATGGTTTTGTAGAATTACAAACAAGTTCAAGCACATCAACTGGTATTGCACCTGGAAAATTACAGCATGTTGCAACAGATACTGTATTAGGTAGAAGTGCGGCAGGCAATGGTGCAGTAAGTGCTATTAGTTTTGATACAGTTCTTGATGAAGGTGGCGCACTTAGAGATTCTGAATTTCCAGCTTATGTTTCTGGCACTGATGTTCTACTAAGGACTGCGGCAGGAACGTACACGGTAAAAGACCTTTCAACAGCAAGCACAGCAGATACTGTAGTATTAAGGAAAACAGCAAGTGTAGGAGTTGCAGGAGGTGCTATACAAGCAGAAGCATTGATACTTGGTGGTACAGCAACTTATGAAGTTTTAAGTTTAAGCGGAACAACTCTACAAGTTAAAACTCCAGGACAGGCAACAGTCTTAGAAGCTACAGGCACAACAACTTCCAGCCTAAATGTTGATGTTCCTGGACTTGTAAATGTTGGAAAACCTTACGTTGATCCTACAGCAGGATCTCCTTTGCTTGTTACATCAGAAAGTACGGCGCAAACAAACTCAGGAACACCAGCAAGTGGTGGTAGAGCAGGTAAAGGATTTACAGCAACTAACTGGGTTTACACAAAAGCAATTGAAGCACTTGATGAAGGAGCAAATGGTGGTTCTAACTCTACTGGTATTACCTTTGGTGCTAATGTTGGATTCACTGAAGGTGGTGCAGATACCATAGTTGCATTTACAAATGGAGCAGCAAGAGCAAGAATTAACAACAGCGGATTGCAAGTTGACAATTTGTCAAGTTTAAGCGCAGATACAAATCTTGCAATTAGTGCCAATGGTACAGGAGTAGTAGAAATTAATGACACTTTACAAATAGATGGTGTCACAAACATAACAACAGGTGGATTAAATGTAAACAGTATAAGTTCTTATAGTGCTGATACAAATTTGACTCTTAGTGGCGATGGCACAGGAATAGTTGCAATAAGTGATAGTATGAGTGTTTCTGGAACTGCTACATTCAATGGCAATGTTGATATAGGAAATGCTACAACTGATACAATTACATTTACTTCCAGAGTTGATTCACATATCGAGCCTGATTCTACTGCAAATAACAGGAACTTGGGAAATAGTGCAAGGAAATGGAACACTGTTTATGCAAGTGTATTTGATGGAACAGCAACATCAGCACAATATGCTGACTTGGCAGAGAACTATCTTGCAGATGCTGAGTATGAAGAAGGCACAGTTTTAGTGTTTGGTGGTGAAGCTGAAGTTACCGTAACTGATGTAAAGGGCAATACACGAGTTGCTGGTGTTGTATCAACTAATCCTGCACACTTAATGAATTCAAATCTTGAAGGTAAGCATGTTGTTGCTATCGCACTACAAGGTCGTGTACCATGTAAGGTATTAGGAAAAGTAGCAAAAGGTGATATGTTGGTTACAAGTGCTATACCAGGTTATGCAATAGTTAATAATTCACCAGGAGTTGGACAAGTCATAGGTAAAGCAGTTGGCGCTAAAGATGATGACGCTAAAGGCACAGTTGAAGTTGTGGTAGGGAGAGTGTAATGGCTAAGCAAACTATCAACATAGGAACAAGTGTAAACGCAGGCAACGGTGATCCATTAAGAACTGCATTTGATAAAATCAATGACAACTTTGATGAACTATATGCAAGCTCAACTACAGATTTAGAAAATCTTGGTTCAAATATTATACCAGACACAGATGGAACCTATGCATTAGGTAGTGCAAACAAACAATGGACAGACCTATATGTAAAAGATTTTATCTATCTTGGTAATGCAAGACTTCAAGCAGATGCAAGTGGAAATTTAGTAATCAACGGAGCAAGTATAAAAGTAGATGGTGATGTTAGTGGTAGTATTTTTGCAGATGATAGCACTTTACTTGTAGATGCAATAAATGGTAAAATTGTTGGTCCGGTCGAGGCTAACGTCACTGGTAATTTAACTGGCAATGTAACAGGAAATGTGACAGGAAATGTAACTGGTAATCTAACAGGAAATATAGTGGGGAACACAACTGGATACCATACAGGCGATGTAACTGGTAGTGTATTTGCAGATGATTCAACTATTATTGTTGATGGCATAACTGGGGCAGTAACACCTTCTGAATTTAAGCCACCAATGCTCACCCAAGCACAAGTAGATGCACTAACACCTGAAGAAGGATTAATGGTTTATAACACAACAACAGGAAAGTTTCAAGGATATGCTGCAGACGCAAATAATGACAGTGTTGCTGGCTGGGCAGATCTACACTAAATATAGATATAGGAAAACAAAATGGCAGTAAGATATCCACTCATAGTTGACACTACAGACAACAATAAAATTAAAGAATTACCGTCAGGTGACAGTTTAAACCTTAGTGGTAATAATATTGTTAATGTTGTTAACGTGACAGCAAGCGGCACATTAACTGTGCAAAACCTTGCTGTTGAAAGCACAACTTTTACAGTTGATGGCAACAGTTTAAACAGTGTTGCATTTTCGGGTAGTTACTTAGATCTCAATAACACACCTACTCTATTTGATGGAGTGTATTCATCACTTACTGGAAGACCAACTATACCTGGTAGTATAGAAGATCTTGCAAACGTTGGATCAACTACTCCGACTACCGGTCAAGCACTAATATATGACTCTATATTAGGAAGATACGAACCAGGTGATGTGCAAACAACAACAGATATTACAACAGAAAACATTGAAAATCTAAACAATGTAGTATTTACGGGTGACCAAACAAATGATGTTTTAAAATTTGTAGGTGGAGTTTGGAAAAACGAAAGGGTAGATTTTACAGAATTAACAGGAGCATCTAATGTTGTTGAACAGGGTGACACGCTAACGGGTGATCTTAAAGGGTCAGTATTTGCTGATGATTCAAGTTTACTTGTTGATGCAGTTAACGGTGAAATACCTGGTTATGTAAAAATAGCAGATTTGAAAACAGCATTACAAGATGGTGCAGGAGATTATGCTGCATTCAAAGCATGGGTGTTAGCAAACTTATAACGGAGATATAAATGGCAATACAAAGTATAAACATAGGTAATATTGCAAACGACGGAACAGGTGACGATCTCCGTGAAGCATTTGCAAAAGTAAATGATAATTTTTCAGAATTAGATATTTTAGTTACTGCTGCTTCTGGCAGTGAAGCTGCTAACATTGGCGGTGGTACAGGTATATTTGGTGAAAAAATAGGCAACGAATTACAGTTTAAAAGCCTTATCGGATCTGGCATTAATATTTCTAATTCACCAACTGAAATTACACTAACTTCAAATGCCATTGATCAAGTTTTAATGATCAGCGACAGTGGTTCTGTAGTTTTATCCAAAGGAAGTAGTAGTGTTAATTTATACGGCGGTACAAATATACTTACAAGAGTAGCGGGTACACAGATATTTTTTGATGTTGATCCTACAAACTTAGTGCAGTTAGATCTAAATCCTACGCTTGGAGGTAATTTAGATGTAAACCAAAACAGTATTACAAATGCTTTGAGTATTTCTTCTGATAGTTTTGTAGGTGATCTAACAGGACTTGTGTACGGTGTCGATGTGCGTGATCTAAATGGTTTGTTAGATGGCTTTGATTTTAACGGAATAGTACGTCNAGCAGACAATCTTGTTGAATGGTTAAATTTNAANACAGATGTAGATTATGGATCTCTAACATCACCAGTTGATATATTAACGGACTTTGGCTCATTAGTATAACTCCGATAAATATACTAAAGGAGTAGATTGATGGCACAGATTTGGACAGAACAATCAGGTAAACTATTAGCCACTATACAAGAAACCCAAACTATTGTAATATCTCTGCCAATAAGCGGCGGTTATTTGCCTCTTGATACATCTGGGGTTACTGTTCAATTAATTAGTGGAAATCTACCGCAAGGCATGCGTTTAAGCGGTGCTGAAATAGTTGGTACTCCTTACGAAGTCCAAATAGATACTTTGTCTACGTTTGTACTTAGAGCTACTCTAAACGGACAGATATACGATAGAACTTTCAAAGTATTAGTTCAAGGTCCAGACGATCCAACCTGGGTAACAGCCGAAGGTAGTCTGCCTGTAGGTCCTAATAGCACATATTTTATAATAGATAGTGCACCATTGGATTTCCAACTTGAAGCATTTGATCCTGACGTGATTGCTGGAGATAACTTAGAATATTACATAAAAGAGGGCAACGGCGAATTGCCTCCAGGAATACAATTAACAACAGACGGAAGACTTGTAGGAATAGTAGAACCTATACTTGCTCTTGAAAAGGGAGCAAATGAAGGTAGATACGATGAAACATTATATGGTGCTTTTCCTTTTGATTTTGCAGTGCGATCTGCAAATGGTTATGACAGTTTTTATTATGACACAGCAGTGTTTGACACATCTGTTCCAACACGTTCACCAAGAAAGTTAAATAGGAACTACGAATTTACTGTATCAGTAAGTGATGGTGACAACGAAGCTGAAAGAACATTTAGAATTTATGTTGTTGGTGATGATTTCTTAAAAGCTGATAACACAATTATGCAAGTAGCAAATGGAATATTTACAGCAGATAACACAAATGTAAGAGTTCCTATATGGCTTACACCTGCAAATTTAGGTTTCCGTAGAGCAAATAATTATGTTACTTTATATTTAGATGTAATTGATCCTAACTCTCTTGATGGTATTGTATACTATGAATTAAAAGCAAAAAATAATGATAACACAGATAGCATACTTCCTCCAGGATTAGCTCTTGACCAATCAACTGGCGAAATTGCAGGCCAAATTCCATATCAACCTGCTGTCACAATAGAATATAAATTTACAGTAGAAGCAATTAGATTTGCCGTAGATACAGATACTGTTGCACTTACAACTTTTGCATTTAATCCTGCAAGCATAGGAGATACTACAGTACAAATTAACAAATTAAATTCTTATTCGAGTTTTGCAGTAGGACAACAATTTACACTTAATCAAAACACTTATGGAGTAACTGCAATAGATCCTGAATCTAATCTTGATTATGATATAATAACATTAGATCGTGCGTTGACCGAAAATATTGCTGCAGGTGATACAATAGATCTTGGAACTATAGAAACTTCAAATCCAGAGGAATCGCGCAAAGCTAAAACTTTCACAGTTAAATTGCTTGGAGAAGTTGACAGCACAATAAATTGGAACACAGCAAGTAACTTGGGAACAATCAGCAGTAACTATATCAGCACTCTAAGCGTAAGTGCAACCACTACTGTTCCTAATGCAATTTTATTGTACACACTTGAAAGCGGCAGTTTACCTCCTGGATTAACTTTGTCATATGATGGTGAGATTACAGGTAAGATTAATAGTTTCGGTACAGCTGATAATCCGGGTATTACTGTTTTTGATAGTCAAACATTTAAATTAGATGCTAACACAACAACTATAGATAGAGATTTTTCTTTTACAGTAAAAGCCAGAGATCAGTTTGGATACAGTGCTATTACAAGAACTTTTACTCTAAGTGTTACAGATCCAGATGATAAATTATACAGTAACCTGTACATGCAACCCATGTTGAAACAAAATCAAAGATTGTCATATGAAGATATTATAAGTGATACAAGTCTATTTGATAGCGATTACATATATAGGCCAAATGACCCTAATTTTGGTTTACAGAAAAAAATGAAAATGCTATTATATGCGGGCATCGAAACAAAAACAGCAGAATACTATGTAAGTGCATTCGCAAAAAATATCAAAAGGAAAAATTATTACCTTGGTGACATAAAAACAGCGGTTGCTAAAAATCCGGGCTCGCAAGATGTTGTGTATGAAGTTGTTTATATTGATGTAATCGATCCTGCAGAATCGTCTAAAGGAGATGTTAGAACAAAATTTAAGATTAGGAATCCAAAAGAAAATTCAGTAAACACAATAATGTATGATCAACCAAATGACAGTGCAGAAAATTATGATCCAAGTAGTCTTATTATAGGAACAAGAAGATTTGGCGATGTACAATTAGATCTTCTACCGTCTTTAGAGATAACTATCAGATCAGGTAATATCATAGTAGAAACAGGAAGATCTGTACCAATAGGTATACGTGATAGTTTGGATGTGGCATACGGAATAAACGTAGGGAACTTTGAACCTTGGAGATTTAGACCTACACCAGAAAATACATTGAAAGTAGATAGCGATGCAATTACTATTGATGGTGCTAATGATCAAATAAGATATATTAGTAATATAAGTCATGTAAGAGATGCATTAAAGGCAATAGGTGAAACAGAAATCAACTTCTTGCCTTTGTGGATGCGTACATCACAACCTGGCGTAATCGCTGTGCAGGGATATACAAAAGCTGTACCTCTGTGTTATTGTAAACCAGGAACAAGCCAAATAATACAGACAGCCCTAAAAAATAGGGGTATAAAATTTAACCAATTTGATTTTGATATAGATAGGGTAGTGATTGATAGCACCACAGGAAACTCTAACGAACAATATATAGTATTTCAAAATTACAAAATCAATGTGTAATAACGATAAATAATACGGAGACATAAGAAATGGCAAGTAATATTAACAGTGCAGACGTAGACGCTCTTTATCCTATAGCAGGTCAAGACAATGACAGTCAGGGTTTTAGAGACAATTTTTCAACAATTAAAAACAGTTTATCAACTGCGGCAAGTGAAATAACAGCCCTGCAGGATAAAACAGCAGGTGTTGCGGCCAGTGCTATTGAAGAAAGTGGCAGCGTTGTTGGAGGGGACTGGAACGGATATTACATCCAAGATGCAAATTTTAGAGCAAATGTAGAAGAAGTTTATGTAATCGGTAATGTAAGTTCAAATCAAAATATTAACTGGACAAATGGACACTATCAAACTGTACAAGCAGGAAATGATATTACACTAACACTTACAGATTGGCCAGCAAGTGGCAAAATGGGTAAAATGCGTCTTGCCATAACAAGCGACGGCAGTTCAAGAGCTGTAACTATAGGTGCTTCAGGAATGAAAAACGATGGTGCATCTGGATGGACATCTACAAATTCTACGAGCGTAACTGTTACAGCTACAAGTACAACTAATCCTCATATCCTTGAGTTTTGGACTACAGATGCAGGTTTAGTTGTTTATGCTCATTATGTAGGTATTTTTAGTTAAACATGCATCCTTTGATTGAAGATTTCACAGATCTTACAGATAGTGAACTTAACGATAAGATATCAGAACTTTCACACAAATATTGGAAAACACGTAATCCACAAGTGCAGACACAAATGGTTATGATATTAGACCAGCTTAAAGAAGAACAAAGACTGCGAATACAGAAAACTCAGCAACAAATTCAGGATTCTGACGAAAATGATCTTGACAATCTTATTAATATCAGTTAATATATAATATGCTTATGAAAACAGATTCTCTTGGAATACCACGATTCTCTAACAAAGATCTAATCGATATGATCTATAGTGGTCATGCGGATAAAGTGCATGTGGTATTATGTGATGAATCTGATGATGTAGACAAATTTAATACAGCAATGGAAGAGCAAGGCTTTGATAAACTACAAAGGTATATTCCATTAGATATAGATCAAAAGACCTTTGACGGTGTATGCCAAGGTGAATGGTTTATGCCTGATGAATATAAACGCCTTAATGTAGAAGAATATGTAATAAACAAATGTGAATCAGACATAGAAAAACAAAGAGCATTTGCAGAATTACATGAATTTCACAAACGTGGTATGACGAACTTGTTACGCTATATGATCTATCTTGTAGACTTTATGCGTGAGAACGACATTGTATGGGGTGTAGGACGTGGATCAAGTGTAGCAAGTTATGTGTTGTATTTAATAGGTGTACACAGAATAAATTCAATCCAATATGACCTGGATTGGCGAGAGTTCTTGAGATAAGTAAGCATATAACAATTAGGAGGTATTATTATGCCAATGAAACAAACAGGACGTAAAGTCTATAAATCAATGCAAGGTAAATCAATTGATATGGATTTACTTCGTCAAAAAAATGAACTTACTCCTGCTGTTGGAAATGCAAAGGTAAATGCAAGAGGTGACGAACTTGGTCCAGGCGGAAAAATTGTCCGCACAAGAGAACAAGTCCTAAAAGACTATTATGCATCTAATCCTGGTGTTCCTGAAGAACAAGCAGTAAGTAGAAAAGTAAAAGAAGAACCTGCTCAAGATCCTTTAGAAGTTGCTACTGGAGAAGATTGGGTAGAAGATGATGATGGTAACTTTGTTCAAAAAGGTGAATAAATGGCAATGAATCTTAATAAGATCAAAGGCAATGTCAGTCCGATCAAAAATAGAGTATTAGTGACAGATATGAACTTTGGTGAGCAGAAGACAAAAAGTGGTTTAATTATCACAAGCGATGATGGCAAAACCAGAGGTATATATCCTCGGTGGGGCCGCGTATATGCAAAAGGTCCAGACAATACAGAAGAATATCAAGTTGATGATTGGATTCTTGTAGAACATGGACGTTGGACTCGTTCAATCGAACTTGAAAACGATGTAGGAACATTTGAAATACGCATGGTTGAAGCAGAAAGTATTCTTGCATTTTCGCAAGAAAAACCAGACGATGTTTTTATCGGATTAGAAGATTAAGAGGCTAAATTGACACAAGTAGATCTAAATAAGTATAAAGAATTTGTTGAAGAAGTAACAAGCGAACAGAGCAACAATGTTACACAGATGCATCATAGAATGATTGAGATTAGCGAAAAGGTTAATCCATCATTGCTACTAACAGGAGCAATTGGTATTGCTTCAGAAGGAGGAGAGTTCAGTGAAATTGTTAAAAAATGTATCTTCCAAGGTAAACCAATGGATGATGAAACTGTCTTTCATTGCAAACGAGAACTTGGCGATATTATGTGGTATTGGATTAATAGTTGCCGCGCATTGGGTCTCGATCCTAATGAAGTCGTAGCAGAAAATGTAAACAAACTCAAAGCTCGTTATCCAGGCGGAGAGTTTGATGTTTATTATTCAGAAAACAGAAAACAAGGAGATCTATAATGGTTACAATTACAGAAGCTCGTAGAGGCTATGATGAAGGCCTCAGAGAATTTATGCTTAACATGTACAATCATACAGCTGCAGGACTTGCTGTAAGTGGCACGGTAGCATGGTTAGTTTATTCAACAGGAATGCTTGCGGCACTAGCCGGAGCGTTTTGGTTCTTTGCACTGGCACCACTAGGCATGATTTTTTGGTATGCATTTGCAGGACAAAATTGGAGTTACGATAAACTTCGAACATTTTATTATGCTTTTACAGCGGTAATGGGCGTAGGATTTGCTCCTATCTTTGCTGTATATACAGGTGCAAGTATTGCACAGGTATTTTTTATTACTGCCGCAACATTTGCCGGCGCAAGTTTATGGGGTTACACTACAAAACGTGACCTAACAGGCTTTGGACATTTCTTGTTCATGGGTCTTATTGGTATTATTATTGCGAGTATTGTTAATTTGTTTATGGCAAGTTCAGCAATGATGTTTACTATTAGTGTATTGGGTGTGTTTATCTTTACAGGCTTAACAGCGTGGGATACACAAAGAGCAAAGCAAATTTATATGGAACACGGGGGCGATCCACGCTATGGTGTACAGTTTGCAATCAGCTTATATTTAAATTTTGTAAATCTATTCCAAATGTTGCTTTCACTTTTGGGCAACAGAGAATAAATTTCACTTGACTCCTAGCAATTATTACGCTATAATGTAATAAATTGTTAGGAGTTTTCTTTTGGCTACACATGGAATGATAGATTTGGAAACACTGGGTGTTGAACCCGACAGTGTTGTTATGACTTTAGGTGCTATAAAGTTTGATCCATTTTCAAATACTGAACCTCATACACCATTATATCTACGTGGCGATGTTGAAGAACAATCAGAACAATACGGAAGAAGCATAGATGACAACACACTTGCATGGTGGAGCAAACAGCCACAAGCAATTCAAGACGAAGCATTTGGTGAACACGCTGATCGTGTAACTGTACAGGAAATGTTACGACAACTAAACAAATGGGCAGTAGGATTAGATTATATTTGGTGTCAAGGTCCTACATTTGACTTTGTTATTCTACAAAATTTATACAAGGCAGCACAAAAACCTGTGCCTTGGAATTATTGGCAGATAAGAGATAGTCGTACACTTTTTGCTATGATGCCTCAAGATCCACGTAAGGCAATACAAGAAGAACTTCATAATGCATTGGCAGATTGTTACTATCAAGCAAAATGTGTGCAACAGTCATATAAACACTTTGGTGTTTTGAAATGACAAAGCGGCCGGACAATTTTGCAGAAAATGCAAATGTTCTGCCATATGGTACAAATGTAGGTGCACCGAGTATTACTGTGCCTGATGTTGGTAAGTTTAAAGAACGTATACCTTTAGCAAACCATCATCTACAACAAAGATTAGATGAATTAAAAAATGAATATGAGCAACTATTATCTCTTGCAAAAGATACAGAACTATGTTATAATGCAAGATATAACTTTGTTCCGATAGTAGGAGAAAAGTATTTTATGTATTGGACTGGTACAGATTACATATTGAGTTTGATTGAACCTGAAAGATGGAATAGATATGAATTTGTCGGTGCGTATGTACATGAAACAAATAACACTTGGAAGAGGCAAGAATGAAAGAACTATGGGTAGAAAAATATCGTCCTAAAACAATAGACGGCTATGTTTTTAGAGATGAAGCACAACGTAAACAGGTACAAACATGGATCAAAGACAAAACAATTCCGCACTTACTGTTTTCAGGCAATGCTGGAATCGGAAAAACAACATTGGCAAAATTGTTGTTCAACGAGTTAGAAGTCAACGATCTAGACGTATTGGAAATCAACGCTAGTCGAACAAACTCAGTAGATGATGTTCGTGACAAAATTGTAAACTTTGTACAAATGATTCCATTTGGTGACTTTAAGGTTGTGCTACTAGATGAGGCTGATTATCTATCGCCAAACGCACAAGCGGCATTGCGTGGTGTGATGGAAGAATATCATACAACAGCAAGATTTATTCTTACTTGCAATTATCCAAACAAAATTATTCCTGCACTACATTCAAGATGTCAAG